ATTGCGTTATAAATTTCCACCTCAGTGCGGTCACTTTGCTTTATCCAAAGATTAAATTCGGCGAAAGGTTTGCCTCGAAGAAATTGTTTGGCAGCATCCTCGTCTAAATTTTCCTCATCTCTGTCTTCTCCGAAGAAAACGTCCAGTGCTCCATTAAGAACAGCTGAGGCTTGTTTATTTGCCGCATCGTTCCAAGAGCGCCTTAGTGTCGTCATATCCATGAGATGGGTTCGTTGCCTAAGAGCACGGTTACGAGAGCTATCCTGTACAGCCAGCTCATCTTTGCGATTCACGCTCGGGGAATTATCGACGTTGTCGAAGATGTTAACCATCTCCTGCAACATACGCGCTCGGATGGTAGCGTCTGGCGAAGAGGCAATAATAGCCGCACGTGCGACTGCTGCATCTTTAGCTGTAAGACGTTTGAGGTCTCGGATTTCTTTAAAACCTTCACGTTGCAGCTTGGCAGCAACTGCCTGAATTGTGGCTTGATCAACCTTAATAGTTCCGTCGTCGACACCTTCTGCAATCTGTTCTGTTGTTTTGCCTGCTGCTTGTTTCGCTACATCAACTGTCGCAGGTTCTTCTGCGAAGAGGGTTGGCTTGTCTTTTTCAAGGTAGCCGTCAATCATTGCTAACTCGGCTTTGTCTTTCAGAATGCCATCTTTCTCAGGGGGGGGCGGTTTGAAGTTAGTTGATTTCGCTCTGTTTTTTTCTGACGTAGTAATGCGATTCGCAAGGTCATCCCTGTACTTTGCTAGTTTAGAACCCTGTTGTTTCTGCAACCATTCTTGAGGTGTGGCTGCTCTCGGGTTGGTTGCCCCATTACCTTCAATCGATAAAATTAAACGGCCCGCTTTGGTATCAGGCGTAACGGACTTCATGTCAAATGGCATAACGGGTGCAGGCGCAGCTGTAGAATTATTTTCGGCAATCTGAGTAACGTTTGGTTCCACAGTTGTTTCTGATTTAACAGTTGTTTTTGGTTTAGGAACTCCGAGATCGTCGCCGATTGCTTGAGCAGTTTCATTACCGCCTTCAGCAATAGCACTCTCGACGCCTCTGACTAAACCAACGTCCCCTGTCTGTTTTGCGGTGTCAACAACCTGCTTCTGGTGTTGCATCTCTGCTAGAAAATCGCTCCGCTGATCGTTAACTCCTTGCTGATTTGCATCCGCCTTAATCACACCTAGACCGGTCCGCATTACAGTGGGATCAAACTTACTTGTGTTAGTCAAAACTTCGCGTTGGAACTGAGTATTCGCGAGTCTACCCAGCTGCCCAGGTTGGAAGCGTACTACGCTTGATTCTGGGCCACTCGTTCCATCTTCAGTTACCACACCTTTTGAACCGTCGGCGTTGGTAACGGTGATGGCGTACCCGCCACCGTCAAGTGCTTCTACGCTGGTTGCTTCTGAGCCTTCAGGTAGGCTTCCGTGCTGCGTGGCAAAACCTAAAACAATCTGTTCTGCGGCACCAAAACGATCGCTGTCTCTCCCCTTAGCAATGTCTTGATTTATCTGTGAGAAATTAAGGCTCATGCGGTCGTCCGAAATGTAGCCGGCCACGTCTAGTGTTTCATAGTACGTATCGTTTTTTCTTGTTACCTCGGCTCTGTTACGGTCGTCAGATTTCTGATTTGATTCTGTATTGTTGCGATCATTAGCGTCAACGTTAAGCACATGATTGAGGTTGAACTGGCGAGTGTTCTCGTCAAGCGAACTGTCGTACTGGCGCTTCTGCTCTGTGAGCCTGTCGCGACTTAATTTGTTAGTGATCCGTTGTTGATTGAACGCCATACCCGTCTGCGCTCCACCTACTATACCGTCTAAAAGGGCCATAAAAATCTCTCTCTAAAAGGCAAAAGCCATAATTGCCATAGCACCTAAACTACCTACAGTGCTCATAGTTTGTGCTTTTGATGCAGCTTTCGCTGAGTCGTAGGCGTTTTTTCGCTGTGTAGCATTAGCCGCTGCTGAGCCCATCTGACTTAATGAGGACCGATTAACACCCTGTCCAATATTAATAAGGTCACCAAGCTTGCGGTCGTTTAACTCGCCTTGCGCAATCGTTGCGTCGTTCACTGACTGTACTCGACCTAGCGTATTCGCTCTTTCAAGACCTCGAGTTTGCTGGTCTCTTTGCGCGGGGGTCAGCGATCCCCCGTAACGACTCATGTTGCGATCAGAAATGCCCTGAGCTAGTTCAGACGAGACGGTTGCGTTTTCTCTAGCCGAATCGATTAGCGAAGTATCTGTCTGGGTTTCCTCAATTAAGTTATTTTCGAAGTCACGATAATTTGCTACATAATCAAGATATTCCTGGCGAGTAATATTTGCATAGGTTTTATCTGGATCCGGTACACCAGGGAGCCCCGTTCCGCCAGCCCCACCAAGATTATAATTACTCCCAATTCCGACAGCGCCACTTAAAGAATTAGCTACATTGGACATTAATTACCCCTTAAACATTTCTGAGTAGCCTAGACGTTTTTTGGCGCCCTTGATTTTGTTGCCTTCACTATCAGCGGGAGTAAAAAACGAGCCCCCCTCAGTTCCCATATTAGATAGCCCTTGATACAAGGTCGCTCCCGCTACCTGTCCAACTGCCGTCATTTTTGCATTAGCCACTGCTTGATTATTCTTGGCCCTAGTCAAAGCTTCGGAGACCTGAAGATTAGCCGCTTGAGCCATACCCGATTGCGCATCGCCCGCTTGGCCACGCGCGACTCCCAACACATTCATCTGCTTTTGATTTCGTATATCTTCGGCGGCCTTATCAGCCGCACCAAGCTGCCCTTGATACCCTACGGCTAGATCTTCTGCCCCTTGCCCCGTTAATCCTTGCCTTGCCATAGGGCCGGTAGTAAGAGCCTGCATAGTGTCGGCATTAGCACGAGCTCGCAAAGTCTTGTCAACCTTGTCGGTAAGGGAGTCATCTCGCATCTTTTGCAGCAGTGGATCGTACTTCTCTTTGAAGTACTTATACTCTGCATTAGCTACTGCTGCTGACGCTTTCTCTCCGTCCGGCGCTTCATAATCTTTTTGTTTTGGTTTACTACCCATTACACATCTCTCGTATAAACAATTGTGTCTAGTTCCCAGCCTTGCGACAGGAAGTACTCTTTTAGTTCTGGTACTGCTGATCTCACTTCTAGCTGTTTAAAACCAAGTTCCCTTGCTTGCTGAGAAAAAAAGTCTTGGTGTTTTGCAACTAGATTTAGGCCGCGTTTCCAAGCCCATGCGAGCCAAATCAACATCGTTCTTTCACCCGTAAAAATATCTGTTTCGCCTGTGGTCACTACCATTCCATCTTCAGTAACCCAAAGTGTTGCCATTCCCTGCTTGCACGCTGCATAAATATCAGCAGCTGTAAATGTTAGCATTGGGTTTGCGTCTAAAATCTCTTGAACCGCCGGCGCCACCCATTCGATATTCTTGTCAATATCTGCGATTATTGGGTCAGCCACCTGAGCCATATCTTTTGCGCCGTGAATTTCGACCACTTCCAAGTCCGCCATAGATAACTCTCCTAACGACGCCTTCATCAGCGTGCCGCGCTTTTCGTTCCGCTGAATTAACACCTTCAGAAAATAGCGATCCGTAAATCTGTGCGCCTGTTATATCAGTCCAAGCCTGCCCAGGAGTGCGAAGAAGTCGGAACAATGCGCCATTGATAATAGTGTCGCGGTACTCCTCCATAATTTCACTGTCACACGCTGTAGACGTAGTTGTAGGTTTTAGCTGCGCTCTTATAGCCGTACTAGAAACTGCCGTAGTCGCTGGTACTGGTACTAACCAAACAAAGGACTTTCCTTGCTTTATGTAGTACTCAGGAGTCCCTGCATTAGACTGCTCGCGCCACTTAGGTTTACGCTGCTCGATAAGCCCACTTGAAATCGGTTCGAGATCTTTACCATTAAAAACCGCTGACATTATTTTATGCACGGACGTGCCTGCCGGTGGTTCTAGATCGTATTCGTAGATATTGCCTACTGTTGTAATCGGGTCAAGCTCAACCTGATATATGCCAGTCTTTTCACAGAACTCAATAACAGCCGACCGGATATTTCTTTCAATCAAAGTATCTGGACAGCCTGCGACCATAGGCAAAATTTCGGGGAGGAGCGCTTCATAAGAAATCGCCATTTTTATACTCCAGCCTGAGCTCTACGTTCAATGTTCGGATTAGTTACTGCGTCGATCTGACCCTTGCCAGTAACAGATGCCAAGAACAACTGGAAATGACTTGAAGCTCGCTGCTGGTTACCTGCGTACTCTGCGTCTTTCATATAACTCATATACAAAACGTAGTTCATGATCGCGTTGGCAAAAATATCAGGGATTGACAGATTACCCGCCAGAGCGACGGTTGCCGGATTAGATGAATACATAATCTCAATATACGAATTACCACTAACCCCAGGATAAACGTAAAAGTTTCTCGGATTAGACTCTTCATAAACATAATGCTTTACGATAGAAGTGTGGGCTGCATCACCAGTCACAGTAGGGTCATGCCAATCTGGGCTCTGGCCGTCTAAAACCTCAATGTCAACTAGTCGCACTGCTCGTTTACCTGTGCCGTTACTAGCAGCGGACGACATGTTTCTGACGACTTTTAAAAGTCGGTTACCCGCAGTAGGTATAGATTGCTTGGTGCCAGTGACAAGGGTTATTGTCTCATTAACAGCAGAGGCGTCTGGTTTTAGTAAGGCAGTCTCGCGTTGTGCGTCGTTTACCCATAAAACGAGCTCGCCAACCACTGGCCATCTGACTCCAGTGGTGTCCTGCAATACAGCTTGTACTCTATCAATTACGCTCTGTACTGTTGTTGCCATTATGTGTACCTATGAGTTAAGTATTGATTCCCAAGCAGCTTCTCGGATATCAGAGTCGACCGTCTCACCCATTGCTTTGTTAACTGCGCTAGCTTTTGGGAAACCGTCGGCCTTAAAATTTTTGGGATCGCCTTCATCCATCATCTTTTCTAGAGTAGTGACCAAAACTGCGCTGGGCTTAACCGCTTCTGCTACAACCACGTCTATCACATCTTCAAACTCAGCGACTTCTGCCGTTGATTCTTCGATATATTTTTCGTTGTACACTTTCGCGCCAGCTTGTAACGCTAAAAGCCCGATCTCATCTGAAACCGTTATTGGATCTCCTGCTTGAAACACGATGGCCGCGCCAGCAAGTGTGGTAACGCGTAGCTCTTTGTCACTTATAATCTTCATGATGCTTAATTCCTAATCTATATATTAAAAAGCCCCTCCCCCTGTAAAGGAGGAGAGGCGATCGACTTACTTACTGTGCAGTATCTAAACAGATAACGCCGAAGTCCTGTACGTCACCAGTGATGTCACTGTTGTACTTAGGCTTTCGCATTCCGAAGATCTTGCCTACAGAAATACCAGACTGGTTACCGTAGTCGAAAGTATCTTCAACCATATCAGGTAGACCAATGTCAGCTAGGGCTAGAGCCTGTGCTCCGCAGAACAAAGCGCGCGCTCCGTTTACGTCTGCATTAGCACCCCACTTGTATCCAGCTGCTCCAGCATTGCCGCTAGAACCGGAAGCAGCGC